CTTCTGCCGGCGTGGCATAGTCCCAGCCGGTGCCGTTGTATGTGGCGATCTTACCAGCATTGCCTGCCCAGGCCCCGGTGGGGGAGGTGTCTAGGAGATATCTATCACCTTCCGACGGTGCCCCAGGGGGCTCATTCAGAATATCCAGGACCGGCTGCTGCCAGCCCTGGTAATCACGGGGGACTACTGGATATAGAGCCATCTATACCTCCTATTTGTGCTTTTCCAGCTTCGTTGACTGCTCGCCGTTGCCTGCATTCACCGGATCAGTCACAGGTACTTTGGGCAACTTGGGCCGAGCATCCGGATTCTGACAGGTGTATATCTGAGGATTCGCCTGCATCTTCCGATCCGCTCTGGACCCGGCCTCTACCGCGGTGGGGTGCTCCGCCCCCTTGCGGAGGTAGACGATCATCACGGGGTTGCCAGGCATATGACCTTCCCCCTTGTGGAATTGAGATCAATGTAGATCTTGCCATCTGACTGCTTGAAACGGGATGTCTCGAAAGGCCCCAGGATGTATGTCTTGTTGGTGTCGAGGCTATAGGAGAGATTCCCAAGAGCGCCCTGGCTGCCAAAGTCGGAGTTATTCAGCACGAATAAGGTATCATAAGCACTGGCAGTGGTCGAGGTGTTCACCAAGAAATACTGCTGGTCTCCGGCACTCCAGACATACATGTCATTGGTGCTGTCGAATGTGGTCCAGATATTCCCCCCACCGTTGTCGGGATCGGCCCACGTCTGGTTGTACTGGCCTATGGCGGTCCTTGCACCCAGTCCAGGTACGACCAGGAGGCATAGCGCCAAAATAATTGGAAGAATCTTATTCATATCATCACCTCAGGTTGTGTAGCAGCTCAGCACGCCCAAGCACGCGGGTCTAACGACCTTGGCCCCATAGACCTGGAGGCCCTTCACCGCATCCGAAAAGCTATCCTGCGGCCTGAATGGCTCTACCTTATTGATCTGGCTGGCGAAGGTGATGGCGTGGCTGGTGCCGAACATGACCTTATAGACATCATGCGAGCCGTCCCCGTTCTCGATGTACTCAACGTTGTTCGATTCGAGGACGGTGAATCCCGCAATGTTTCCGACCTGGCCGTTTCTCAGGCCCATTGTGGTGCCGGACGCGTCGGCCTTCGAGAAGCGGTCATCATTGAGCATGATGGTGTACAGCTCCGGCTGGACTATCATCCACCATCCACCACTTGGGGCATTTGCCTTCACGAGAGCCTGCCGGCAGAGTGTGACCAGCTTGAAGACGTTCTGAGCATCCCCCGCAGTGTTGTTGGGCAGCTTCGGTTTGGCCGTTGATCCAATCAGATTTGCAGCAGCCGCTCCGGTGTACATCCCAGCCAAAAACTGATCTATGGTGTCCCTCATCTGGTAGGCAGAGTTCTCCATCGCGGCCTGCATCAGCTTGGGCTTCTGCTGGGCCTTATCGATGTCGTCTACCTCAAAATTGAAGTAATCCATCTCGGTGATCTGCATGACCTGCTGAGCACCGTTAAGGGTCTCAGGGTTGTCTATGGTGCCGTTCTTGGTGTAGGGCTTGACGGTGATGTTGCCGATCTCGTTTATCCGGACGGTATCGCCCGCCTGGGCAATATCTCCTTCGTAATCTCTATTGATGATACCGAGCTGCCCGAATACCAGGGACTTCTCCAGAGCCCTGAGATATTCGGCAGCCCAAATTTCAGGAATGAAATTGTCAGTTGCCATCTAATTACCTCAATTCAGATAGTCTCCTGAGCACGGCGTCTCTGTTGGCATCATACCAAACTGGATCTTTGCATTTGGCTGCAAGATCTGCCTTGGTCATGGTGGCTATGGCACTCAGACCCGGCACGCCGTTGTTTCCCGCCCCCTGGGCTGCCTGTGGCGGCCCCGGTGGCTGCTGTGGTTGAGTCCCCGGCGCTGGGGCCGGTGGCGCTATGGTGAGCAGCTTAGCATCGATTAGCTGCTGGATGCTGCCCTGGATTTCCTCTCTGGTCTTGCCAGAGATGTTGAAATGCTGAAGTATGACTGGGATCTGCTGCGAAGGTACCCCTGCAATCATGAGGGCTTCCATCTTTGCGAGCTTCAGATCTGCCCCGGATAGTGTCTCTCCGGTGGGAGGTTTGGGCTTGGCCTGCTCAAGATGAGTCTTGACATCCTTGAGGGGCATGCCGAAGTCTCTTTCCAGTGCGGCCATCTTCTCAGCCCATCGTTTGTCGAACTGTTCCTGGCTGAGGATGAACTCGCCTTGTGCTGGTGGTGTCCCCGGCTGTGGTGCCGGTGTCTGTGCTGGTGGCTGGTTATTCCCGCCTGTTGCTGGATCTGCCGGAGGCGTGGCCGGTGGTGCTGGTGGTTCGTTGTCTGCCATATGAATCAATATCTCCCGCCGTTTCAAGCCTGGCGTGGGCTGGTGATTATTACATTATCTGTTCTTTCGCTTCCTCGGATATCTGAGCTATGGAGTCCGCCACAGTCATATCCGGCAATGGTTGGATTATACCCGCGTCATAAGCAGCTTGCAGCGCAGCTTTAGGTGACAATATCCGGGCCGTCGTGAGCGTGCTTAGTGCGGTTGCCTGGATATTGTGCCTGTTTGCGGTCTCCATAGGATCATCAGGGATACCGTCCTGTAGTGTGACCTGCACCTTATCTGGCTCAAAGGATGCATCTTTAGAGATCTTGGATTTGAGTGAGTAGATGATAGGGACTTTCTTTTGATATTCTGATGCCAGCCAGCGGACTTTCGCCAGGGTCTCAGATTGCTTGAGCCTGATTGCAGTCCCGCTTTCGGCTTTGTTGACTTCATCGTCATCAGTCAGTGAGAAATCTTTGAGGAGCTGTTTGTAGAGGTCGCGGATCTCTACTTCGACCGCGCCGAGTTCTGCCTGCCATGTCAGATATTGAGCTGGTTGCTCACCCGCATCGAGAATAATTGCCTCTTCAGACTTCCAGACCCATTTCTGTTTTGCATGATCGAAAATAAACGCGCTGGAGCCAGCCATAGGCCGGGGGTGCGTGAACTTTCGCAGCACCACGGCCCTCTGAGTATAAGCCAGATCAAGGGCTTCAAGCTTGGAATAGATTTCAGGGGTATAGTCGGACTGGCCATAGTAGCGATCACTGGTAAGGATATTGTCTATCCGCACAACCAACAGCTCATCGACACCAGTATCCTGTTTTCCTTCGGCATCAACTTCAAGATATTCATACTGCTTAAAGGTCTTTGCCGGTATCGGTCCGGCAAGCTTCCCACCGTTGCTCTCATAAACGACGTGCTGGATTTGACCTTTGGTGTGGATCGTGAACTTGATGTACTCATGCTCCTTCTTCTTATCGCCCTCTCCTTCGGTCTGCTTGAAGACGGCAAAGATAACGTATGCAGAAGCCTGCTGGATGTTTCCAGGTTCTACAACCATGTAGAAATTCTCAGGGCTAATGGCAACTATCCGATCCTGAGAAATCTCCAGCGCCCCGAATCCATAACGGGATGCATCAGTGAGCACCTCATAATCTGGGATATCGTATAGGGTCGGTGCATCAATCTCGGGAGGTTCGCCGATAATAAAATTCAGGTATTCTTTGGTTGCGGTTTTGGCCAGGCCAATGATGATAGGGACTTTCTTGTCGTCGTCTTCCTTGTCCTTGAGGTAGGCCGCAAGCTTCGGGAAAACGGCTTCGTGATCTCCATTGTAGAGGAGCCGGTTTTTGGCGTGCTCTGCCAGCCGGGCTTTTTCATCGACATCCTCCGGGGGCCAGGGCTTGCCGTCTGCTATCCAAAGGAGATCAGTGAGCATTTCCGGCCTCGATCATCGTCTTGCCTGCATCGGCTGCTATCTTGGCTTCGTTGGCTTTCACGGCAGCAAAGCAACTCTGGCAGGCATATTGAGCAGTTATCAGGCTGGTGCTGAAGACACCCGGCCTAATGACTGGCTGAAATTTGAGGACGGCAATAGGAATAGGATACTCTTTTTGCTTGATCTCATTGCCACATAATAAACAGATCGTCATAGTCTCGCCGCCCGATTGTGGAAATACCTGCCCATATCGCAGCTATCATCATTCAACTTTAATGGCTCTTCTTTGCCCGCGCCTTGTGATTTCTCATTCCAGACATA